TGAGTTTTCTTCAAAGCGATCCCGGTATGATTTCCCGCTTAAATGTTATATCCGCATAGAGTTTTGCCCGGCTGAGAAGGTCGGGCATTTTTATCTGTCACCAAGCTCGTGATGGATCTTATTGTGACACGAACGGCACAGCGCCATCAGGTTTCCGCGGGCATGGGTTCCGCCTTTTGATACGGGCAGCACATGATGCACCTCGTCCACCGGGGTGAGCTTGCCCTGTTCCAGACACATCTCACACAAAGGGTGCTCGGCAACATAGCGGTCACGGATACGCTTCCACGCTCTGCCGTATTTCTTGTTGACATACGGGGAACGCTCATATTTGTCGTATTGCCGCCTTGCCTGTTTCCGATGCTCTTCGCAATACTGTCCGTCACACAGGTTCGGACAGCCGGGATAGGAACACGGACGCCGTGGTTTCTTTGGCATAACCACACCTCCTTCCGGGCAAAAAGAAAAGCCCTGCGGCTGTTACACCACAAGGCTTGGATTTATATTCGATTTCCCTAATTATAGTATATCACTTTTGGCAGGTGGACATCAAGGGACAAAGGCGGACATTTCGGGCGTTTTTCAGATTTTCACCGGATTTTTTGGAAGAGTTACATGGCTGAGCGCCTTACCGTGCCAGCGGCGAATGGTGCGGGAGTCGGCATTCAGTTCAATCCCGATTTTGTCCCACGTGTAGTTGTGGATGTAGCGGTATCTCAATACCATTTGCTCATTAGGGTTGTCCACCGAGCCGATAACCGTTCGCATTTCTTCCTTGAGATTAACAAATAGATCAACCTCGGCGTCGATCTTTCGCTCAAGCTTGTCAATGCGCTCAATGGCGCTGACGAATGGTGCGCCGCCGTTACGGGAACGCTTTACTTTTTCATCCAATGCCGAAGAGGTGATGTTGGAGAGCATAGCCCTCAATTCATCAACCTCCGCAATATCCGAGTTGATGCGTTGGTTTAATCTGTATGCCTGTCTGAAATATTCCTTAGCTGTCATCAGAAATTTACCTCCTTCTGTAATTCTGTGATTATGTATTCGCCGTTAACTGACGTCAGATCGCGAAACCATTGTGAAAGGAAAAACTCTTCTATATCCGATTTCAAATCCAGAGCGACCTGTTTTCTCGGTCTCCTTATCAGAACTCTGAGAACCTTCTTGTAATCCTTAGCGGCTCGGACAACAATCGCCTGAACCAGATCTTCGTAATTTCTGTCCATATTACACCTCCAGATTTGCTTTGACGGCGTCAATGAGAGCCGCCTGTGTTTTATCCTTTTTTTCAAGAGCGCGGATGATTTGTTCGTCGATCGTTTTCTCCGCGACTATATGATAAATGACGACGGTTTTTGACTGCTGTCCCTGCCGCCACAGCCGCGCGTTTGTCTGCTGATATAGCTCTAAGCTCCACGTGATGCCGAACCATATCAGCGTTGAGCCGCCTGCCTGTAAATTCAGACCGTGACCGGCAGAGGCGGGGTGAATCACAGCGACGGGAATATCGCCGTTATTCCAATCGGAAATATCCCGAGATGTTTTGATTTCGCGTACACCAAAGCGCTTTTTGATTCGATCCAGATCGTGCTTGAACCAATATGCCACTAATACAGGCTTGCCGTTTGCCGCCTCAATCAAATCCTCCAGAGCATCGAGCTTTTTGTCGTGTACGGCGATTATCTTTCCGTCGTTGCCGTAGATCGCGCCGTTTGCAAGCTGCGCCAGCTTATTTGATAAGACAGCGGCATTGGCGGCATCAATTTCTTCTCCCTTGAGAGAAACGACTAAATCTTTTTTGTATTTTTGATATACCTTCCGTTCCTTTTCCGACAAAGCGACCTTTACTTGGTTATACACGCATTCGGGCATCTGCAGATAATCCTCCGCTTTCATGGATATGGTGATGTCGGATATCTGACTGTATATCGCCTCCTCAGCGCCCGGCAGAGGCTTATAGCTGAACACCACCATGCCGTTGCGCTTGTCCGGCATAAAAAACCGCTCACGATAGTGGGATATATACCGACCGAGTCGTTTTCCGAGATCGAGCAGTCTGAACTCTGCCCATAAATCCATCAGACCGTTGGAGGAAGGTGTACCTGTCAGTCCCACGATCCGTTTTACTGCCGGTCGTGCTTTCAAAAGGCTTTTGAATCTCTTAGCGCGGTGACTTTTGAACGATGACAGCTCATCGATGACCACCATATCGAAATCAAACGGAAGTCCGCTCTCTTCGATCAGCCATGTGATGTTCTCGCGGTTGATGATGTACACGCTGGCTCTCTGCAGCAGTGCGGCGCGACGTTCGGTTTCCGTACCAACCGCTACCGAATAACTCAGACCGTTGAGGTGATCCCACTTCTCAATCTCCGTCGGCCAAGTATCCCGTGCCACTCTCAGAGGAGCGATAACCAGAACCTTACGAACCTCAAAGCTGTCCAAGCAGAGGTCGAAGATGGCAGTCAGTGATATGACGCTTTTGCCTAAGCCCATATCAAGAAATACAGCGGAAACGGGGTGACTGAGAATGAAGTCAGTCGCGTAGGTCTGATAGTTATGAGGATTGTATTTCATCGAGTATCCCTCCGATCTGCTCGGGGCTGTCAATGCAGTACACCGAAAACCCGAGTGATTCCAACTGTCTTTTTCGCCTTACCTGCAGAGGACGCATTTTTCGCCCTTTGGCTTTCAGCTCGATGAAAGCGATCCTGCCTCGGGGAAGAAGCACGATGCGGTCAGGCACTCCGTCAAAACCCGGACTGAAAAATTTCGGTGCAATACCGCCTCTGGATTTTACGGCTTTTACAAGTTTTTGCTCTGTAGATTTCTCTGACATTTTTCTCCAATCTGACACAAGAATCACAAATTCACAACTGTTCCCTTATATTTATTCGCGCGTGTGTGCTCACAGGATTTCCTTTTCTCTTTCAAAACTCTCAATCAAATATAAGGAAAACAGTTGTGTTGTGTGTGTCTGCTTACAATGTTTTACGGTACAAACGCTGCCTGCCATATAGAGGCTGCCGCCTGATTTGAGTTGTTCGCTCCCAGCCGGGAACCTGCGCCATCATTGCGGCGATAGCGTAACTATCCTGCGGTTTCAACTCCTGCAGGTTTTTGCCGAAACACTCACACCATATTTCCGCGTTGCTGACCTCAGTGCGGATATTTTTCCCGTGGTGGTCGGGGACGCCGAACTCTGTGCCGTTAAGGAAGTTTTTGCGGGAAAAGATATCCAAATCATCCCAGTCGTCAGGCAGAGGTGTATTCAAATATTCTTCAATCATTCCGACGCGCTCATCGGCTTCCATGGCACCTCGCTGTGCTTTTTCGGCTTCATCTAACACATCACCCTCCAAGTAAAGCTTCTCACCGGACTGCCAGATTTCTTTTGCTTCCGCCCAGAATTGTGCACGGAAGGCTTCGTCGAAGTTCCAAGACTTTTTCTGCTTTTTCTGATGAACCTTAATGATCCAGAAGCGTCTGTTGCCGGTGATATCACGAAGGTAGCCGCGCTCACCGTTAACGGTCGCAATGATAATGCACTGACGGAGATGACTTTCGACGACCCTTCCGTAGCTCGGACGGTATTTATCGTCAGAGGTTGAGAGGAAAGCTTTCACTTTCTCAATATCCGCTTTTTTCATGCCTGCAAGCTCACCAATCTCAACCACCCAGAAGCCCTGAAGCTTTTCAGCACCGGACTTGTCATCCATATCAGTCAGAGATAATGTTTCAGAGTAATACTCGGATGTTACAAGATCTTTAACAATAGTTGACTTGCCGATACCCTGATCACCGTCAAGCACGGGGACGCAGTCAAATTTGATACCGGGAACATAGATGCGCGCTACAGCTGCAGCAAAGGTTTTTCGCGTGACGGCGCGGACGTATTCCGTATCATCCGCTTTCAGGTAGCGTATAAACAAATCTTCTACGCGCTTGACGCCGTCCCACGGAGGCAGAGCGTCAAGGTAATCCCGAACAGGATGAAAATGCCTGTCATCAGCCGTCTTTGTAAAAGCCACATCATGATTGCGGCTGGAGAACGGCAGATAGCGTATGTCAATAACGGACTTGAGCTGCGCTGTATCCGCTTCACGCCAGAACATATTTCCCTTTGGTCTGTCCCATGGCAAATCACCTGTAATCTGAATACGATTTGCCATTTCGTTAAAGGCAAAGCCCTGAAAATCTGGATCATTGGCAAGGATGAGGTTGAGATTATACACGCTGTTTTCAAGCAGACCGCTCTTGGCATGGTACACCAGCTTTGTTTTCCAATCTTCGTTTTCAGCGTTGAAATCTGTCTGTGCATCCGCAAGTCGTTCGTTGGTGGCGAGTATTTTGACCTCATCCTGCTGCATGGCAAACTCACACATATCTTTGAAGGACGCCTTGTTGTCGACTGAACCGAACTTGTGGATACGGACAATATCAAAAGCGTTGCAGAGCTGCATATACGCCGGGTCTTTGGCGTGGTGGCTGTAAACGAATTTATCGTCAATTACCTCGACACCGGCGATGCTTTTTGACGCAATAAGGTGCCAGCGGTTTTCGTTGGCGGTAGGCTCGTAAACGTCAGATAAGAATTCCTCCAAGACCCTTGTGATCGGATAGAAAGCTCGATTGAACAAACCAACAACGCCGTCCTTCAAAAGAGGATCCTGAACTTTTTGTTGTGCGAGGGTGTTCGCCCGGCTCTCACGCGAGGAGGTCGGGAGCCTTGTCGGGTCCGTCCATTCAGGGTGAGCAGTAAGAATGGTATCCGGGTCAAGCCACTCCTTGTCCACTTCCATGTACACATACTGACCGTTTGCCGGTGTTGACGGCCAATACATCAGCTGATTCGGCTGATAGGAGCATTCGTCAAAATAATCGATCCCGAGCGTTTGAGCAGTGTAGCGGGAAACTGCCACAAACTCTTCGGGGGAAATATCCCTTGTCATAGGAAAGATGATTCTGACGCGGGGATTATCCTCAGTGCTGCTATGAGTTGAATATATGACGGAGGTGAAGGGCGCAATCTCCTTGAAGCGGTCAAGAAAATCTCTGTCGATATGATCTCCGTCCAGAGCAATCATGGAACGCAGCTCAACGGAATCAACCTTGCGCCGACCGCCCTTCAGCACACCTCCGACAAATCCGCCGTGGTCTTTGGCGGCGTCTCTCTGCGCCTTGTTCATTCTGGCGTATTCCTCCGCCGACTCTGTGGTTCGAATGGTAGTTTTCAGACGCTCTTTCAGATCATTGAAGCTAATAGTTTTGTTGATCCATTTCTTGGCCTGCCTGCTGTTGCCGTAGGCTATTGATAAGTCTCTCATCATCAATACCTCCTGAAATCAGGTGTTTCGCCGTGCTCAAAACGAGCTTGACGAGCTTTTCGATAGGCGGCTTCTGTTGCCGACTCATCCATATCACAAAGATAATTAGAGTCGTCCCCAAACAGCTCGAATTTTCCATCTCTGTTAATGCCGGGGTGTGCGGCAAAATAATCAAGATCAATGCTTGAAAAATTGTAGTAGTACGGCTCTTTGCGGTTTTGATATGCCTCGGTGCAGATAAAAGAAATAATATCGTCAATGCTGTTTCCTTCGGGAATTTTTCCTACTACGAGAATAGCAGTTTGAATTTTGCCATAGTCTTTTGCCTCGGCTGCTCCGATTGAAATAAACCGATTGATTTTTTCGGCATCAGCATCACTCATATTGCCCTTAACCTCGACATACAAATCACCGCCTGCTCTTCCGGCAACATCATGAAGCAGAAAGTCCGGCAGGTAATATATTCCGTCACCAAGATCATAACCTTCAGGCTCGTATTCCCATTCAACGCCGCAGGCATCGAAAAACACCGCCCACCGAGCCTCTAATCTGGAACGGAAGCGATAACCTTTATACTCTGTGTTAATTGCTTTCAAAATGCTCATTTCCTGACCTCCTCACAGCCGACAGTGAAGTATCTTATCGGCTGATTTTTCTTTTTCGCCTTGGCAATCTCAATTGACATTCCTTTGGAGATATAATCTCCGAACACCCACAGCTCTGCGCACTTTGACAGCAGGATAATGTCCATATACAATGCGAGATTGCGTTCGGATATAATGTTGTCGTCCATAAACTGCGGGAAATACAGATGGGGTGCTATAGGGATGCATCCCTTTTCGACCGCAAAACGGCAGTATCTTTTGGCGTTTGCGGTGTTCCGCTCTACGTCACCGGTCAGCGGCGAGCAGACATACACCACCGGGCGATACGCCTTTTTCGCCCTGA